CAAGCAAGGGTGCCAGGTCGGTACCGCCGCCCACAGTGGGTGTGGCATAGGCAATAGTGGATGTAACACCTGTCGTGCCGGACGTTACCTCAAACCGGGAAAAGCTCGAATTCCAAATAACCTCGGCGCCGGTCGAAAATGCCGAAAGCGCGGTTTGAATTGCCGACGCCACACCATTCAGCGACGTTTCGCCCGCCAAATCAATGGATGTCGAATCAGCGACGTTTGCTGTCACTAGTACGCTGTCGATCTCGATGCTCAGCTCGCCGTCGCTGATACCGGTGAAGTCGCCGGGCGCGGCATCGGCGAGAAAACCACCGTTGAGCTTCGCAGCGGTGGCCGTCGCGGCCCATCGCGCAATGTATAGAAAATTGGGCTTGGGCGACTGCGCAAAAAACGCAGCAGCGGCCTGGTACTCAGGATCGTTGACCCCAAAATCCGCGGCGACGCCTTCCATCTGGCTGTACTCGCGCGGGTCTTCGCCAACCGCAATTGTGGGCGTGTTGCCGAGCAGCAGCAGCGAACCGAAGTTGCGCGTGCCCGCCGCGATCGGCGACAGATTAACGTCGACGTTTACAATGTCGCTGACTGAAAGCCCTTCACTCATATCTTTCTCCAATACTCATTCCGTGATAACCACGTGCTGTTTAGGCATTCCAACGTCATTGTGTAAATCGACCGCGGTCGACGATACGGTTAGAACATCATACCTTAATTCAACACGTCTCCGATACTCTACTGTTACGTCATATCTGTTGTAATATTGCTCGTTCAAAAGAGCTGGCGCGGGCGTGATCTGCGAGCATGATCCGTAGTACAGGCCATAATACTCGGCCAGCTCAAGGTTCGCGCTCAGTTGCGCGGTCGTCGTGAACCGCGCAACGTTGTCCATGGCGTCTGGGCCGTAGAACGAGCACAGAAACTCAATCTGTTCATGGCGCGCCGAAAAGCCTTCGCCTTCCGCCGCCCAGGCGTCTTGGTTGATCGTCTGTACGCCGAACGCTACCCAATTGGTATCGTGCCGCGGGCGCTGCGGCGGTTCGCGCTGCCAGCGCGGCCGGATGAGCGACTCGCCAATGCCCGTACAGCCCGCGATAACGTCGTGGACGGGATGGAGTAGCATGTCGCCATACGCCCTATTGGTTGGCTGCAGGTAGCCGCCGGTTGCGGTAGTGTTAGTTGGCGGCGCCATACTCTATGCCCGCTGATCTCGGCGATGCCAGGAACACGCCCACGCATCGCTGCTGGTCAGTGTGTCGTTGTTTGCATATTTGGTCATACCGTCTCGCCTTTTCGATTCACGTGCCGGACGCCGCCCGCACTGTGCAAAGCGCCCTATAGTAGCCGTTCTGGGCGTAGTTCTCAACCGCTGCGACGGTGTAGTCAGTGCCGTTGACGGTCAAAGTGTCCGGCTGGTGACCGGCCTTGGCGTCTAGTAGCTCGAAAGTCGTCGACACTACGATAGCGCCGACGCGCTGTGTTGCGTCAGGTATGCGCTCCGCGGCCAGCCCGCTTGCGGTCGTAACCGTCGCGCGGATGTATTCGGTTATGCTCGTGGTCTGCGTCTCGCCGTAGTCGTTCACGGTAGCCGTTCGCCGCGTGCGCTGGATCGGGGTGGCGAACAACCCAGATGTGGTGATACGACCTAGCTGGATAGTCATGCTACTTGACCAGCACATATGTGATCGAGTTCAGAAAGGCGCCCGTGCGTATCAACGGCGTTGTGCCCAGCGCGCCGATGCGCTGGCGTTCCGAAATCGTGTAACTCGCAAGCTCCGGCTCGATGCCCGCGGTTATGCGGCCCTTGATCGACGTGACAGCGGCCTGGCCTGCGCCGTTCATCTGCTGCTTCACTCGCCGGTCATCGCCGTTGAGCGCAGCGTTGGCAGCGGCATCAAGGCGCTTGTTGATCTGGCCCTGTGCCGCTTCAATGCCCGGCTTGAGCCACGGCCGCGCCGGTATATTCTCTTCCGGCTCACCGTACTCTGACACGTAACCGATCTGGGCGTTTGTAATGTCCTCGCCGCGCGCCGTTTCGTCTGCGGGAACCCCGACAAGAATCTCGCTCTTGGCCAACCGGCTGATAGCGGCCTTAACGTCGTTGAAGTTGTCCTGCTCGGCTTTCTTACCCATGGTGGAACCCGGGCACGCGCGGTTGCCCGCGAGGCAAGACGTGAACCGGCCCGGCACCAAACATCCGGAGCAGCCGGTAGTACCGCCGCCCGTAGGTTGTCTCATTCCAGTGGCCGGCGTTCATGTCCACCACGGATGCCGTGTCAAACGTCACAGACACACTGTCGACGTTCGCGCTTTGAACTAGACCGCTGAGCGAGTCTGCGCCCTGGGCGCCGCCCTGCGCGCCGCCCTGGGCCCCGTCTAGCGTCAGCATATGGGCCGTGTATAGGCCCGCGGCGAAGTCCAGCCATTTGTCCGTGAACCGGCGCTTGTTGAGCGCGTCATACGCCAGCTCGATATATAGCTCAACACTACCAGGCGGATACTTGACGGTATCCCCAAACGCTGGGTAGCGCTGCCGAAAATCCGAGCTGGACAGCGGCATGATTAGATGCCGTCACGGTACGCGATGGTCGACGGATACACCACTTCAACCTGACCCATGCGGCCAAAGTAGGTGGTCAGCTGGCGCAGGTCGCGGTACTCAACCGGCGTGCGCTGGATCGGAACCATCGGGAACCGGACATATTCCATCTGATTGGAATACGCAACCATTCGCGAATTCGCGGAGGCCTGGCCCGCGTTGAGCCACTTGACCGGCTGAATGTCGAGCGGGGTGCCGTTGATGGCGTTCGACAGGCTATTCATCTGCAGGTACTGAAGGATGGAAATGTTGCCTGCGGTCGAAACCTTGCCCTGGACGATCACCGAATACTGGTCAGGCGGTAACAGTAACTTGCTCGGCGCGACGGCCCAGCCGGATTCCTTCCAAGCGCTTTTCAACACCTCGTTAACGTCGGCCAGAATTTTATCCGGACCGGTCGCTGATGCGCTCCAGTTGCCAGTGGTGGCGGTCGCGCTCGACACGCCCGGATCGTTTAGCAGGCCGGTGGCGCCGATAGAGTCATCACCCACGTATACCATTTCGTCGGTATCCATCTGGTGCTTGCGCTGCATACCCATAAATTTCTGGGCGTCGATCGGCCGGCCGGCCTGCTGGGCGCTCGCCAGTTCGGGCAGCGTCCAGCCGAGCTGCATCGCCCACAAGGTCAGCGGGTGCGGAGTCTTGCTGATATCCAGCTGCATCGCCTGGATAGCGTTGGCATTTTTGCCGATGAACGCCTTACCGCTTTCGGATGGGCCGCCCGCAGATGCGAACGTGGAATTGCTGAAGCTGGACGTTTCATCGCCCATCGTCACGTCATTGCGCAGCATGATGTCGCGCGACCACGTAACGCTCGACAACGGCTGATGCAGCGTCTGGTCGAGTCGTTCAAGCTCACCGACGAGGAATGCCCCGGCGCTGTCTTGAGTCTGCTGGTCGAAAGTTAGCATTCGTGGCTCCTTAGATGTTATACGCAATTTCGACGTTGCCGGCGGCATCGCCTGTGGACATAAACACGGCGTTGGTGAGCTTGATGCTGTTGGTCGCCGTGGTCGGCGCTTCAGCCTCGATGCCCGCCGTGACCGGTGTCCCACCGGTGCCGGTCGCGACGCGAATGTACACCGGCTTGTTGAGGCCCGGCGTCCCAGCGTTGTTCTTGACGCTGATGTAACCGCGCCGCATCACGTTGGCCTGGCGGTCATAGGTCGGCGCTACCGACCCGGCGTTCACGTCGCCAGCGGTCGCGCCTTGGAACGGATAGGGGCGAACCAAAAAGCCATACACGTCAGCGGCCGCGTCGCCGCTGGCGATCGGGACAAACTGGTCATTGGCGTCGATTTTGCCCGGCAAGCCGTGAGCGGCGAAGCCCGACGGATCAGCGAACTGCTGCGACTCAATAGAAGCCTGGGATTCGCGAGTCAAAGCGCCCGCGAAGCCATGGCCCATGCGGTAGAGAAAAGCTGTCATATTAGGCTCCTGGCTTCATAGTGGCCCAGTGCTTAGCGTGGGCGTCGTTAAGTTCGGATGGCGTGGACGGCGCTCGTGCGCCGATATTGGCTCCGGTAGCCGGCGCGCCGGTGTTATTCCGATGCCGCCGGATTTCGGCAATCGCATCGAATGCGATATGGATGCGTTCTGACTCTGCCTTGAACGGATCGCCGGCCAACCGGGTGACAATGCCGTCGGCATCGTTTGCCGTAGCCATGGTCAGTACGCGACGCTTGAACGCTTCTGCGCTCTCGCCATCGTTGACCGTCGCGCCCGGCACGATAATCTCGGCGTTGGGTAAGCTGTCCTTCGCATCAACTGCGATGGCCGGCTTACTTTCTGACTCGCTTTCCGTCTTGGCCGTCATAGCCGTAACCGCGTCGATCACCTCCTGGACCTGAGCGGATAGCCGGGCAAGGGCATCGCCGTTCGGGCTGGCCGCGGTAGCAGCCGCGGTATCGCCGGGGGCAGCAGCCGTTGTATCGGCGACACCAGTGCTGGTGGTCGGCGGTTCACGGAATTTTGTATCAAGCTCAGCGCTGTCCTTCACGCCGAAAAACGTGAGAACGCGCGCTAGAGTCGTGTCCTGCATAATAGTGTCCTTTGGTTCGTGGTCGCCGATCTTAAGCCCTTCGCCGCCGCGTGCGCGGTCGACAAGCGCTAAATGATTCATTCGTAATTGGGATTGAATTGCGTCGTACTGCTCGCCGTCTGGCGTTACGCCATCCTGAAAGTCGATCTGGCAACTGTAGCCCATCGACAACTCGCGCTTGCCGGCCCGAAAGTCATTGACCGCTTCAGCGTCCATGAGCGTGAGCGGCACGCGAATGTATTCGCCGTCGCGCATAACCTCGTCGCCAGTCATACCAGCGCCGTAGCGCTTCCAGTTGTTAACGTCGACGTTTTCGTCCGGGTGGTTATTCGTCACCGGGCGGTGCGCGTAACTGCGCAGCGCGTCGGCCGCGAACACCTCGGATTCCGGGCGGTACACGCGAACGTTTGGCATGTCCGGCCGGTCAAGCTCATGGCCAGCGTAGTCTTGAATACCGGTGCGCGCCACGCGCGCGCTGGACACAAGGTAACCGTCACCCGTTATCCGGGTGGCGGCATCATCTACCGCTACGGCGTCATGTAATTCCATTCACGTATTTCCGCTACTCATCGTTACAGTAGCGTACCTTGGTTATTCAGGCGCGTCAAGCGCTTTGTGTAAAACCCGAGTCTTACTCTGGGATTAGCGGCTCGGGGTAGCAGCGACAGTTGAATATTTCCCCTGGGTGGTGGTGATATGTCCTGTCCCCCGTTTTCACGGCCGGGGGCGAATCCCAGCGAAAGGTCTTGTTGGCCACCGCCCGATGGCCCAGGCGAACGTCCGCGTCACCCGCGGTGCGCCATATGTACTCTTCGCTGCCTACGCTCTGCGCGCGTGACTCGGTGAATTGGGTCGTGGCGCGGGCCGTTTCTGTCCGAGCGATGAGCCGGGCGCGCGCCTTTGTAACGTCGCTGGTGTTGAGTAGTTCGCGCTCGATGGACTGGCCCCGCGATCCACCGGCCAACGCCTCCAGCGATAACTGGCTCACACGCTCCGCTGCCTCGGTAGGGATTGACTGAATCAGCTCAACCTGCTCAGCAACCAAAATCTGGCGCGTCTCGCTCATATCAACGCCGTCGATCTTGGCCCTAATATTCCGGCTCAACTCGCGCGCCGTCTTGCCCCACAACTTTTCATCCTCGCGCTCGGCGGCAGCTACCATCACGCGCCCCGTCTCCCGCGCCCACTCGCGTAGCTCGGCTGAATACGCCTCCAGTTGCTGCCGAACGGTCGAAGCGCGCTGCGGATAGTTAACCACGTCATATGACTCGACCAACTGCCCCACGTTTTCCGCGATGCGATTAAGCGCGGCGTAGTAGCGGCGTTCAATCTTCTTGCGCGATGGCTTATACGTCGCCATCGCTGCCCTCCTCAGCCGTTTCCTCCAACGCGCTGTTGCCCTCTACGGCCGGCTCCGGCACGGCCGCCAACTCGGGCTCCGGTGCTTCGTTCTCCGCATCCTCAATATCCTGGTCGGTGATCGTGCTGAATACGCCGATCTTGCTAGACAGATTGCGCAGCTCTTCAAGCACGCGCGCGTGCGATATATTACCCTCGCGCTCCAGGTCATTCATAACCGTGCCGACGGACTGGGCGATGGTTGCTTTCTCGTTGTCGTCCAGCTGCCACAACGAGTTGAACGCAAACTCGAAGTCATCGTCCAACGGTTGCCCGGTTTCGCTACGACTGATCATTTCGTATAGAAGATGAAGCGGGGTGCGTAGCCGACTGTTTTGCGCCGCGTTCACGCCGTCGAAGTACGTCCGCAGATCGGATTCGCCGGTGCTCGATAGTCCAGCAGGCGACTGCCCGAACAGGCGTACCATCGGCACCTGGAGCGCGCCGGATAGCTGTTGGCCGAATTGGAGCATCATATCACTCAGCCCGCTAAACGCGTAGCTGCTGGTCTCAAACTCATCCTCGCCGTCAAGTATCGTGATGCCCTCGCTCGATTGCGTGGCGCGCATCATTTCAATCTGTTTGACCAGGCCATCGTAAGCCGGCCCGCCGCCCGCGACGATCTCGCGAAATCCCGGCACCTTGAGCGTGCGGAGGTGCGCCTTGTAGACTAGCTGCGCCGCGCCCTGGGTCGTGGAGTCAAACGCCACCATGCGATCCCAAACGCGCTCCAGCACCGACTGCCCCCAAAGGTTTTCGGCTAGGCGTTGCCAGTATGGCAGATGAACACCCTCCAAACGTATGCATCGCGTGTGATGAATCTTGGCGCGGCGCAACGCCATCGAGTCGGCCACCACGTCATAGTATTGGGGCAGACCGAAGTGCGGCCCATAATCCTCAACCAGGTCGTTAAGACTCGGCTGGATCATCCAGCGGTCGAGTACCTGAACGCCTTTGAA